AAGCATTGGCATCAGTCCCGGACGAGCACGGCCCGATGAGAGCCGCGTTTGTCCCTGATGCAAGTGATGCAGCGTTGAGGACAGCGTTTGATGACCTCCGCAACCCACGTCGCACGTACGAATTCAAGTACTTTAGTGATGACTCCGCGTTAGCGATGCGATCGGGCAACAAGATCGTATTCATGGACGTGGACATTAGTTCATGCGACAAGAGCCACGGTCCAAGGGTGTTTGAGACCTTGTACCACTTGTTCCCAACAAAATTCCACGCCGGGATAGAGTACTTGGTAGAGCAATTGCGAGTGCGCATCACAATTAGGAGCGCACACGACCGCACAACTAAAGTAGTCCTCAAACCCCGTGAACCCGTGTTATACTCGGGGTCCACCTTAACAACCCTAGTCAACAACGTCGCCAACTTAATGATCGCATGGTCAATCGCTAGGTTGCAACCCACGACGCCGCAAGGTGTGGAATTGGCGGCACGAGACGTAGGTTACATAGTCACCAGCAAGGTGCACACACAATGGGAGAGCATCCAATTCCTAAAGCACTCTCCGGTCGAGCGGAACGGAGAAACAGCACCAGTGATGAACCTGGGGGTGTTTCTTCGGAGCCTCGGAACCTCCCGTGTGTATGAACCACTGCCAGGTGAGCGTTGGCGAGATGTCGCGAAGCGGCAAGTCGTCACACTATGCAAGTCATTGTACCCGACATATGTCCCAGATGCAGTAGCATTGTTACAAGCCCGGTACGAGCGCGAGGTTTGCCACACGGAAGCAACCCCGACCAACTTGCCCTACATCGCTTCGATGAAGACACGCGAAGGAACCCGTGTGGTACTACCAATCGGAGTTTGCCTACAACGATACGGACTCACTCAAGCAGAAACGCTCGAGTTCGTGTGCGCACGCGGTGAACCCGGTTACTGTTACGCAGGACACGACTTAGAACGCATCTTGTCAGCCGACTACGACCTTTGTCAGAACGACTGGTTGGTCGGCCCGTTCACTGCACACACAGCACCAGTAGACCACACAGAACAGGTGACTCCAGCCCAGCTGGACACCGTGTTGCGGGGTAAGCCCCGCGACTGTCGCACAGGGCCTGGCTAGGCGCCAGGAGGTGCTGAGAACAACGTGATGAACCCCACAGTCACAAAGACTCAG